GGTGGAGAATTCTCCACGTACTAAAACAAAAAAAAATACTAAATGTATATCTACTTAATTAAATAATGTAATTGATATAAATATAATATTATAAAAATTATATTTATATTATAATGTATACTAAAGATGAAATGATTATACTTAGAAATGACATAAATAATTATTTAAATGATCCTAAATTCAAAGGAACATATATTTTATCATATTATTATTTATCAAAAACTATATTTTTTTTTATATTATGGTCATTATTAATTTTTAAATATACGTCATTTAATTATAGAATAATAATTATTGATTCATTATTCAGTTTATTTTGGGGAATGTTAGTTATAAGATCATTTATATTATTTCATGATTGTGGCCATGGATCATTTATTCAAAATATTAAAAATCATAAATTACATAATTGGATATGTTTAAATATTACAAGTATATTATGTTCTACACCATCAGATTGGAATATTGGTCATAAATTACACCACAATAATATCGGAAAATTAGGACAAAATGACTACGATTGGGGCGAAACAATCTTTCATACAAAAGAACAATATATTCAAAAATCGGGATTTGAAAGAAAAATAATTCGTATATTGCGTTATCCTCCACTTTTTTTTTTACTTGCGCCCGCATTAACATGGTTCATTAGAATGAGATTACCATTTGAATTAAGAAATGATCGTAAAGCAGCATATAGAACATCCAATAAAATAATTAATACAACAACAATGCTATTAAAATATAATTTTGCCTACAAAAATAATATTTTTGCAATAGTATTATTTGGTGATTATATCGCTATGTTTATAGGTGTTTTACTTTTTCATTTACAACATGTATTTGAAAATGGTTATGTTCGCAATATAAAAAAAAACGAAGAATGGAAATTAATAGATGCAGCATTAGATGGTAGTTCTATGATTACTATTCCTGAATATTTAAAATGGGTTACATTAGGTATTGAATATCACCACATTCATCATTTAGTTACAAAAATACCTGGATATAATTTAAGAACTGTACACGAAAACGCACCACATCATATATTTAAAAATATTAAAATACTAAACTATAAAATAATGTATGAATCACTTTGGTTAGAAATATGGGATCAAGATAAACAAAAATATACTACTTTTTCTAATATAGAAAAAGAATTATTAACTACATTTTAAAAATAATTATTTATATAAAAATATATAAATAAAATTTTCAAGAAGCATTTAACATCATTTATACGTATTTTCATATTAGTAATATAATTAATTATTTATATAAAAAAATATATAAATAATTATACTTGTGCTGAGTGGGATTCGAACCCACGCGACCGCAGTCATACGAACTTGAGTCGTACCCCTTAGACCGCTCGGGCATCAGCACATTTTAAAAACTAAAAAATAATGATAATATATTTCTATATTATAGTTATTTAAAATATCTCTAAATCTTTTTAATAAATATTATATTCTTACTAACTAAATCATTTTGCTAATCTAATTTATTTATTTACCCCCCCCACCCCCCTCCTCAGCCTCATCCTCAGCCTAAGGCTCAATCTCCGCCTCCGCCTCCGCCTCCGCCTCCACCTCAGCCCCAGGCTCAGGGGCAGGGGCAGCCTCATCCTCAGCCCCATCCTCTTTTCGCAGCGCTTGCATTGCCTGTGTTAACCGCGCTGCTTTTTCTTTTTGTAATTCCAACATTCTTGTTGCTGTTGTTGAATATTCTTCTTCAGAGATTACTCTTATACCACTAGTTTTATCATAAGTTATATGGAGATTATCTATACTGACAGCAAATTCTAAATCATCCTCGCCCGATGACAGATTTGCTGGATCTGTATATACTAAATAATTTAAATTACCAACCAATCCATTTTCAAGTGCAAAATTTTCATTAAGAAAGATAAATTTATCATCATTGTCGACTACAGGTAACTCTGGTTTTGGATCGTTCATTTTTATTATAATTAATATATATAATTTAAATAGTAATATTATTTATTTAAATTCAAATAAATAAAGAAATAAAATTGATTAATATAATTATATTAATTAAAAATTATAATTATAGTATATTATAATATAATAATGCCCCCTATTATTTTATCATTTGATGGTAATATTGGCTCTGGAAAATCTAGTATTGTTAAATATTTTGAAAATAATTTTGAAAATTACTGCAATAAAAAAAATAATAATTATAAAATTTGTTTTATTCAAGAACCAGTTAAAGAATGGGAAAATATTATTGATATTGAATCTAGAGAAAATATTATTGAAAAATTTTATAAAGATAATGAAAAATATTCATTTTCATTTCAAATGATGGCATATATTAGTAGATTGAGTTCATTAAAAAAAGCTATAAACTCTGATTATGATATAATAATTACAGAAAGATCTATTTTTACAGATAGAAATGTTTTTGCTAAAATGTTATTTTTACAAAAAAAAATAAATGATATAGAATGGCAAGTTTATAATTTATGGTTTGATGAATTTGCAGAAGTTATTAAAGATATAAAAACAATTTATATTAAAACATCACCTGATATTTGTCAAAATAGGATAATTAAACGAAATAGATTAGGAGAAAATATTTCCTATAAATATTTATCCGACTGTCATTATTATCATGAAATATGGTTAAATGATATTAATAAAATAGAAAATGGAAATATTTTAGTTATTAATGGAAATAGAGAAACAAATACCAGTATATTTATAAATAATACATATTATGATGATTTAATGAATAATGTTTATACTTTTATGAAAAGCTAGTTTCTCTTTTTGAAGTATTATATAATTTATTTAATTTATTATTTAATGCACTATTAGCTTCAAAAATATGATTTGTATTATGATTATTTATAATTTGTTCATAATAATACAATGAAGTATTCAGAAGATCTTTGTATTTTTTTAAATTATGTGAAATTACACTTGAATAATTTTTTACCAAGATACTCCCAGCGGGTAAAGTGTTAGTTGCTTTGATATTTTTATTATTTAATACGTCTTCATATTTAAAATATAAATTAAAATTATATAGTATATAATCTCTCTCTTCGTATATAAAATTTCCAAAATCAATTAAAGCATCACCTCGAAGTTGAAACAAAAATGTATTATATCTGTTAGTATATAATGCCATACGATATATAAAATCTAATATTTTCAAAAGTACTATATCCCATATTTTTTTTAAATATTTTTTATAATGCAAGTCTTGATTTATATAAAATTTAACAATATTTTGCAAATCATCAGGCAATCGATTATATACATTATTTAAACATTTTCTACATTTGTATCCACGATATATTCTTTGTATATTTGTTGCATATAATTTACCATAATAATTATAGTGAAATAAGCAAGATTTTTTATCAAATATATAATATACGTTTTTTGATTTATGCTTACAAATATTATTATTAGTAAGATTTTTAAATTGACAACGAGTGCAATTTGCCATATCTTGCTAATCAATAATATTTATTATAAAGTTGTTTATAAATATTTTTTTGTATCAATTTTATATTGTATTAACAATGTATAGTAATTCTATAGTTCTACTTCCAGAAAAAAATCATTTATATTCATTAATTTTATTACACCCAATGTGCTGTGATAGTATGTTTTTTGATAATTTTATTAATTTTTTTAAAAAAAAATATTATAAATATTTTAAACACATAAAATTTATAATTCCCAATGCAGATAAAATGGATATAAATTATCCAGAAAAAAATTTATATAATGTTTATTCTTGGTATAATTATTATACATGTTATGATGGAATAAATAAAATAGATAAAATAAATATCGATGATTTTTCAAACAATACAAAAAAAATAGTTAGAATAATAAAAAATGAATATAAAATTATTAATAATTATAAAAATATATTTTTATATGGCGTTTCACAAGGAGGAACATTGACATTTAATATTCTCAAACATTTATCTAAAAATATTGGAGCACTCTTTATATCAAAATCAATTTATATGAAAAAATATATAAATTTAAATATTAATAAGGAAACACCTATATATATTTATACCGGATTAAATGATCAAATTTATAATGTAGAGTTTCAAAAAAAATTAATAAAATATTTAGAATATAAATCATATAAAATAAAATGGCTCATCGAAAAAAATATTGATCATTTTATAGAATCTTATAATGAATATAATTTTATCATAAAAAATTTAATTATTAATATAAATAATCAAAATAATTAAAATATTAGTATAATTTAATATGACTGATTGTTCCAAATTACAGAAAAAATTTAATTTTAATTCTAAACAAGATGTTAAAAAATGGCTATTACAAAATCATCCAGATAAAAATGAAAATAGATCACATCCCGAATTAAGTAAAATCGTGGAATGCTATTCAAAAAATAAATTTAAATATGATAAAGAAACTAATGCTTCAACAAAATCAAAGCCTAATAATGCTAAAAAAATTATAACAAAAAAAAAGAGAGATAGACTATTTACATGTATGCGTAAGACAGCAAATTTTAGCAATATAGATAATAATTTTAAATTTGATAAATCTTCATTTAATCCAAAACAATTAAATGATGCTATTAAATTTAGATCTCCTAAAATGACACAATTATTAGAAAATATTCAAAATTTAGATGAATTAGATATGAAAAACCATGGAAAAACATTTAAACATTTTATTTTTTCAGATGTAAAAGAAGGTGGATATGGTGCTAAAATTATAGCATCAGCATTTGCTGCAAATGGTTATAATAATGTTATAAAAGCGCGAAAAATACCAAAACAATCTAAACTAAAATTATATATAGATTATGCTAATAATAATAAAAATTTTGGTTTATTATCTTCTAATAGTGTATTCGGTACTAATTTTAATGAAAAAATAAAAAAAGAACTACTTAAATTATTTAATGAGAGACCCGATAATATAAATGGAAAAAAATTACGTTTTATTATTTTTGATAGCGGATTTAAAGAAGGCATCGATTTATTTGATGTTAAATATGTACATATTTTTGAACCATCAATGACTATTGCCGATTTAAAACAAACAATTGGAAGAGCTACAAGAACATGTGGGCAGAAAGGATTGGATTTTATACCAAATATAGGTTGGCCATTATATGTTTATAATTATTATTTAACAGTACCAAATATTACACAAAATACATTTGGAATATCTAAATTTTTAACTAATAATACTTTATCTCAACCCGAAATAAAAGAAAATGATACTTTAATAAAAGATGAAGATATTTTAGTATTTAAAGATATTGAAAAATTTAATGATGCTACAATGTTATATAGTCAATTTGATAAGGCAATGAATAATTTAAGTGCGCAATTATATGAAATAGGACCAGTATTAGCTGTAGATCATTATTTAACAAATAATTTACACAATATTGAAGATTTAAATCATGAACTTATGGAAAGAGATTATTATTTAATGGGGGGAGCATATGAAAATAAACCACATGTTAATACCAAAAAAGACATAAAAAATGTATATACTCAAAAATTACATGTTAAAAACCCGCCTAATATTAATATAAATAAAAATAAATTAGATAAAAATAATAAAATTAAATCAGATAAAAATAAACCTAGATTTGATTCATGGTCACGTGTCCCAAAAAATAGTAAAAAATTAAAAACTCAATCAATTCAAAAATCATCACCATCACCTTCAAAAGTATCAGAGTTAATTCAAGCAAATAATCCTGCCAATCAAAAAATAAGTCAAATTTCACCACATACATCTACTCCACATAAACTATTACAACAACCAAGTAAAAATACAACTACTTTCGATGAAAGATTTACAAAAGGTATAAATAAAAAAAGTTCCAGATATTTTTTAATTAATAATATAGATTGTCGTGGTAAATGTGGAAAAAGATCTACTAAAGATGTACCTGTTACTACTGACTTTTTAAAGAGAGTATATTTAAAATATAATCATCCAAAACAATTTTTACCTAAAAAAGGAGATATACGTATATGGTTATGTAAATATATGAGAGACGAAGATAATGGATATTGCAAACAAGTAAATAAAGAATGGGGTTTAAGATATTCTCAAATACCAGCTATTTTTGAAAAAGCTAAAACTGTAGAAAAAATAAAAGATAAATTAGAGGATTTACATATTAATATGGATACAAATAATGTTCCATCACCTATTCCCGAAGAAAAAAATTCACCCGAATCAATAAATTATAAATTAATAACTCAAGCAAACTACCCTTTATTAGAATATAATGGAAATAAAACAGATGCTCCAAAAAAACAATCAACTGAAAAAATTGTACCACCTACTAAATTAGGATTTTTAAAAATGAGAGATTTTATAAAAACTAATTATAATTCTAAACAATATAAATGGGATAAACTTATTATAGAAAATAAATGTATACCTAAAAAAGAAACTAATGCTACTACTACACAAAAATCATCATCTGATATTGAATTAAATCCTACACAAAATTTTATAACAAATTATTTTTGTCCAGAATCACCATATAAAGGACTATTATTATGGCATTCAGTTGGAACTGGAAAAACTTGTTCCGGTGTTTCTATTGCATCTACATCATTTGAAAAAGCTGGATATAATATTTTATGGGTTACCAGAACAACATTAAAAAGTGATGTATGGAAAAACATTTTTGATCAAATATGTCATTCAATTATTGCACATGAAGTTCAAAATGGATTACTTATACCCGATGATATTTCTAAAAGAAAAAGATTATTAAGTGATAAATGGTTAGAACCGATGTCATACAAACAATTTAGCAATCTATTAGCTGGTAAAAATAGTATATATGATACACTAAGACAACGTAATGGAAGTGAAGATGTATTAAAGAAAACATTAATTATTATCGATGAAGCACATAAATTATATGGTGGAGATTTAAAAGCTGCCGAACGCCCAGATACAAAAATTATGGAAAAATTAATAATGAATAGTTATACAAAATCAGGTAAAGATTCGTGTAAATTATTAATTATGACAGCGACACCATTTACTAATACACCATTAGAATTATTTTCTCTTATTAATTTATTTTATACAAATGAAGATGAGAAGTTTACAACTAACAAAGAAGAATTTAAACAACAATATATGACATCGAACGGAGTATTAAGTGAAAGCGGAATTAAAAATATTGCAAATAAATTATCTGGATATATTAGTTATTTAAATAGAGAAAAAGATGCTACACAATTTGCACAACCAGTTATGATTAATGTACCTGTATTAATGACACATATTGAAGATGATAAAACCAGAAATGTAATTTATTTAAAAGAAAAATTTGATAATATAAAAGCCAACAATATAGAGCTTATAAAAGCAATTAAAGAAAAAATTAAAATATTAAAAGAAGAAATAAAAAATAATAAAGTAATGATTAAAAACACTACAGCTGATATTAAAAAAAGATGTAAAACTCAAACATCTAATAAAAAAGACTATGATGAATGTATTGCTCGAATAGAAAATGAAACTCTTCAATATACACGAGCAATAGAGAAAGCTATTGATTCTATTTCTAAATTACATCAAGAAATAGATAAAATAAAAGATAAAGAAGTTGCTGATAAAGTAACTCTTAACAATATGAAAAAAGAAGCTAAACAAATTGAATTAATTTTATTACAAGAATATACATTATTTAAAAAATGTCAAGAATTTAAATATAAAAAATTACTACATAATAGCATAAGTGAAAATAAGATAACTAAAAATATAGTAAGAAATAAAACAAAATCATTATCATTTAATAAATCATCAAATCAAATTACAAGAAAAATAAATACAATCTAAACAAAAATAAGAAAAAATTAGATATATAATTATTAATTATCTAATTTTTAATTTTCTTTCACTTTAATTATCATTTATTTTTTATATGTCGATTTGCATTTGGAATTACTTAATGCCTCTCTATATGAGCAGTTATTTGCTTTAGCAAATGCTTTAACATGTAGAATCCATTTTGATGGTGGTCTTTTAGCAGTTTTTTTAGCAGGTTTTTTTGCAGTTTTTTTAGCAGGTTTTTTAGCAGCTTTTTTAGCACCTTTCTCTGTTTTTTTTGGCGCTTTTTTCGCCGCTTTTTTAGCGGGCTTTTTTTTCGCAGCTCCACCTTGTAATGGATCATTTACTTCTGTTAAGTCCATTGCTTGGGATGCTTTGGGGTCAAAACCGTCAACCATTATAATATATAATAATATTTAAATTATACATAAATTGAATTAAAAATATTTAAACAGATTAATTAACAAATGATAAATAATTTACCTAAATCATGGAATGAAGTTATTCAAAATATTAATAAATCTAATATAATAAATGATGATTTCATTGAAACCATACTAAACGAATATAAAAATAATACTATTTATCCAAATATAGAAAATGTATTCAAATGTTTTCAATATTTTAATTTATATGAAACTAAAGTAGTAATATTGGGTCAAGATCCATATTATACACCTGACATGGCACATGGTCTAGCTTTTGGTGTTAATAATAGTAATAAAATACCCCCATCACTTAAAAATATTGCAAAAGAACTATATAATGATCTTAATATAGAGTTAAAAGATTATAGTTTAGAAAATTGGGCCAAACAAAAAATATTATTATTAAATACATCATTAACTGTAATTAAAAATAAACCCGGATCTCATATTAAATATTGGAATGACTTTATAGATTATGTAATAAATGAATTAAATCAATTAGATAATATTATATTCGTAGCATGGGGAAAACATGCACATGAGAAATTAAAAAATATTAATACAAATAAACATTATTTAATAATATCATCACATCCATCCCCATTAAGTTGTTATAAAACATATAAAACATTTAATGCATTTAACAATTCTAAACCATTTACTCAAATCAATAATATTTTAAAAAATATTAATAAACAAGAAATTATTTGGTAATCAATTTTTACCAAGTAAATTTTGTTGTAAAATTTTTATTATTCCATATTTCATAATTTAAACCATTTAAATGTTCTGGCATATCAGTATCATAATATCTTGGTAAAAAGTCAGATGAAGGATTTGTTATTACTTCATCTAGCCAGTTTTGTTGCATATCTTTTGGATACCCTAAACCTGGACAATTAGCTTTGAAATCATTTCTATCAAAATTTATATATTTCTCACGTTTTCCTTTTTTTGCAGCAGACACTATACCATTTTTTATAATTTTATGATATTTGTCTGTTAATTCTTTATACATATTTTCTTTTATTTCTAATTGTTTTTCTTCTAGTCTTTGATTTTTTTTTTTTAAGTTTTCATTTTATACATGTATTAAATAATCAACAAAACTAGCCATATATCATATTTAATAAATTATTTCTATATTTATTAAATATATTCTTTTATTTGTCGTTTAAATTCTTTTAAATCACTATTATGCATGTTATAATGATTTATCGCATCTGAAAAATTAATTGGTGTTTCACATACTTTACACATAATTGTTGTATGAAATTTTTTATAATGCTCTCCTTCAATTATTTTACGCCTATCAAATACATTACAATGTTTACATTTTGTAAAAGCTTCTTGACAATTTCCATGTTTATCATCTTTTCTAGCGGTACCATTTAAATGTCGTCGAAGTTCTGCGCATGTTTCAAATTCTTTATTACATTCTTCATGATAACATCTAGACTTTCCTAATATATTTCTAATTTGATCTAATTCATAACAATGTTTATAATAAAAATCAGCTCCATTATTTCTTAAATTAATTGAACAGCCACAACCAGACCACGACATTTTTATCTTGGTTGATCTTTCATATGGTTTTTTATTTAATTCATAATATTCACGTACACATGTTAAACAACCAGGTGGTAATGTTGTTGTATTACTACAGCATACTCCTTTTACGGGTAAAGTTGCTATATCTCCACACATATTACATTCAATGGCTCCTTTAATAGCCTCCATTTTTAATAAAAAATTCTGTATTTTTTTTTTATTTTTCAATTTTTAATTTTTTTTTTTATTTTTCAATTTTTTTTATCATTTAATAGTGCTAGCCTTTTTACTGCCAAATACTCTCTTAAATCATCATGATTATAAAATCCGGCAAGTAGAGGAATGCTTAAGAATGATTTATTAATTCTAATCTTTTGTTCAAAACATGGAAATCCCACAATGTTTATAAATAAATCTATTGTTACTTTATCATTCATTGCGACTGCATATTGAAATGGGGTATACCCATTATTATCTATTATATCAATATCGCATTTGTTTAATAGTAGATTGGTTATTGTAGGATAATCTCTATTATGAACTGCATCACAGATTGATGAAAGAAGATAGTTGTTGCTATTTTTATAAAATGATTGAAATGCTGAAATAATTTCTGTATCACAGAATTCTAATGCGTATGTGTATGGTGTATATCCCATATTATTTTTAATTTCTATGTCTACATTGACATCTTGTAATAATCTGTTAATAGTACTTAATTTTTGATTTTTAACTGCAATCATAAGGGGCGTATCGCCGATGGAATTTCCTTTGTTAATAATATCCATGGCTACTTTTTCTGATGTAGTAGTTTGGGTTATTTTATTAGTCAATTTTTTTCACATATAACATTATAGCGGGGATGTATAGTTAAAAAGTTAAGGGGGAATATTTAATTAGTAATAATAAAATTTCAAGTAAAACAAATAAATTATACTTTTAATATTTAATATTTGAGAGATTGAGAGATTAATAAAAATAAAAAATAAAAAATAAAAA